GACGGTACGACCAGCACGGTCGTGCTCGCAGGTGAATTACTTGGCAACAGCGAACTGCTGTTCAGCAAAGGATTGCACGCCAACATCATCTGCCGTGGCTACCGGAAGGCATCCAACTGGGCAGTTGATTACATCAGCAACGAACTGGCAGTGGACGCCGAGGAAAAGTTTCTCAGCGATATTGCTCGCACTTCCATCACGGGCAAATCGTTGGAGTCCAGCATCACGCATGTGAGCAACCTTTGCGTGGATGCTGTCAAGACTGCTGGCGGTGACTACGACCGCATCCGTGTGCTGTGTCAGCCCGGTGGCGGACTGGACGATTCGTCCTGCTTCTCCGGGGTGGTTCTGCACAAAGAGTTCTTGCTCCCTGCCATGCCACTCAAGCCCAACGGTAAAGCACTGCTCATCAACACGGGTCTCAGTGACATGAAGGGTGAAGAGAACATCCAACTCAGCCTGTCATCAGCCAACGAGTACCAGCAATACAAACGGCAATCGGGTCGCACTCAATGGGTGGACTGTGCCAATGCTATCATCAACCTCCTGCCTGACGGCGGCGTAGTGTTCTGCCGTGATACGGTGCACGAAGTTGTGGCCGCTACGCTTGCGAAGGCCGGTATTGCGCTGGTACACCGCATTCCCGAAAGCGATATGACAGCCTTGTCTAAACTGCTGGGCACTTCAATCTCGCACAGCACAGACGATTTGGTAGAAGCAGTTGACTGCGATGCCGAGTGCAAACAAATCGGCGACATGAAGTACATCGTCGTCAAAGGCGAAGGCGAAGTCACCACGCTCATTCTACGAGGTGCTACCATGCAGACCCTTGATGAAACCGAGCGTGGCTTTGAAGACGCTCTCGGCGTTGTGTGCCTCGCCTACAACACCAAGCGAATGGTTGCTGGTGGAGGCTCTGCCTATATCGGTGCGGCGCTGTACCTGCGCTCCAAGGCGGCTACAGTGGACGGTCGTGAGCAAATGGCCATTGAAGCCTTTGCCGACGCGCTGGAGTCTATACCTGCGACCATCGCAGAGAACGCTGGCCATGACCCGTTGGACACCATCCTGACGCTCAGGAACGAACACAAGACCGGACACAAGGACTCCGGCCCTGATATTGACAACGGCGGTGCCTGTAGCATGACCGAGCGCAATGTGTACGAACCGTTTGACTTGGTGAGACAGGCTATCCTGTCTGCCAGCGAAGTGACCGTCAGCATCCTACGCATTGACGACATCATTGGTAAGCGCACTGAGTGATTATCTCTCAGCCCGACGAATGAGATACTTGGACAGCCGACCACCGGTTTGCTTAGCGACAGGCTTGGCCTTGCGTTTGCGCTCACCCTTGAAGCCGAGTTGACCGTGAAAGCGTAAGTAGTTGCAGAACGGACACTGGTGGACGACTGCCTTCTCACCGCTGATGTAACTGCCAGCGATGCAGAGAGGCAGAGCGATACGGTTGCAGTTCTCGCACTTTTGCTTGAACAGGTCTACGAATTGACTCATCAACTCACCGCGTGCAGGTCTACCTTGTGCCAGTTCGCACCATCGTAGATGAACTTGGCATACTGGTTGATGGCAACATCCACATTGATTTTGGTACTGGTACTGTGCCCACCGCTCGTTGAATCAAAGTGAAGCGTGTGAGACCCTGCCTTGTGGTAGATTTCAACAACATGGCCAGCGCCAAACGCACCGGTCGGGTTGATGGTACGGTTGTTGTCAGTGGTCACAATCCACACATTGGCTTGGTCAAAGGTGAAGGTGACATTCCCACTTGTCGTAACAGTCTCAAGGCGGTTTGGACCGAGGACATAGGTGTTGGTCACAGGCGTAGTGTTGAGATTTCTCGGCACTGACGCATAAATGGCACCATGCTTGGCACCTGCTACATCTTCCCTGTGCGTTTGCCAAATAGCACCGAATGTACTTCCGCTAAGGTCGCCGTCTTCCGGGCTGGCGAAAAAGCCGTCTACACTGGTCAGTGCATTTGAAGTGGCAACATCGCCAACAGAGCCCTTGGTCATGGGCGTCAAATACAATGGAGACGAACGAATGTAAGTTCGCCGGTCATGAATAGTTGGCGTTGTGCTGAGAGACGCAGTGACACTACCTGCTCCACCAGTCATAGCGTAGCGTAGCACACCGATGACGGTATGCTGGTGATTGGCATCCGTATTACCAGTGATGCTTGTACTTGAAAGAAAACGGTTGGGAATTAGAGGCGTACCGCTACTGGGTGCGGCTGGCGTTCCCATTTCGTACATCAAATGAGCCTCAGGTGTACTTCTACCGACGAGGTAGACAACGACAAAGACATCGCTGTTGCTACCGGGGACGCTCGGCAAATCGCCGCTGTGGTTTGCTCCACTCCCCGTCGTGCCCACGATAAACGACTCGCTTGCACCCGGTCCTCCTGCAAACTTGTAGAGTACACCGTCAAGCGTACAGAATCCTCCGTAGACCTTGATTTCACCTTGGGATGAACCAATCTCAATGAAACCGGGCGTGTTGGAAACGATGCTGTTTCTCAACGAATCGCCTCTTGCTCCGTCACCTAACCTCATAATACCGTTGCCGTGAAGGCCTTCGTAGAGGTTCGTCAGGCTGGGACTCGTAAGGCCGTCGCCATCTCTCAATCCTTGGGCATTGGTGCCCATTGCACTTGCGCTTGTGTGTCCTGCTTTTGGGTTCGTCATACTGTCACCTCAATGATGGCTGAAAATTGGAGTTCGTTGTTGCTTGTTTTTTGCACCGAGTTGTAGGTGTAGCGCATAAAGTCGGTAGTGTCGGTAGAATCGCTGGGGTTCTGGTACCTGATAACGACTTCCCTCAAAGGGCGGGTGAAGGAAGTGTCTAAAGCCAGTTTCGCTTCTACGATAAGCGTGCTGTCATCAATGACCCTCACAGTGGGCGTCACCACTACGGCAGGACTACCGATGCCTCCGTCCTCTTGCGTGGCTACTGTACCGTCAAAGCCGAAAACGACCTCGTTGATTCGTGCTTTTAGCGTGTCAATCAAAAATCTCGTCCCTTCGTTCAATAGCGGCATATCATCCTCTCCTATTCCCTAAGAAATAACTGTGTACGGCACCAATTTTCAGGTGATTGTTGAGTGCTTCGGCTGAGTCAGACAGCAAAAAAAGTTCGTCGTTGTTGGCTACTTTGTGCACGCTGGCCGATTTGATGACAACAGTAGTGGCTCCAACGGAAGCGAGGTGAATATGTCCCAGTTTGTTTCCATTGGCTGTGTAGACGGCTTGGTTGTCAGTAGCAAAAGCGGAGGACGCCGAGGTACCGTCTACGGTGAATGAAGTTGTCCCAATAGCATAGCCACCGCCGTTGTTGATAAGCACGCCTGTACTTTGTAATTGTCGGGAACCGTTGATAGTGTTCCGACGAGTCAATCCGATGGTGTAGCCCACGCCACGATTCATGTCCTCGCGCTCAGACAATTGCCAACTGACTCGTACCTTGAAGCCAAACGAAGTAGAGAACTCCTCTACGGCAAACTGCCTGTTACGCTCTTCGCTGGCGTCAGTGTTGCCGCTGACATCAATTTCTTGGAAGCGTTGCAATACATCTTCCAGCGTCACATCTACTGAGTTTACATGCAGTTCGCTGGTTTTGTCGTTGAGATTGATGCGACTGCCGAGGACGATGTAACGCTCATTGTCTGTTCTCGTTTGATACGACACCATGTCGCCGGGGTGCATGTGGCTGGCGGCAGTGACATCCACCAGTCTGCGACTGCCCGTGGCGTTCTTCGCCATCTTGAGCATACGCCTTCCTATCGTCTTAGCACTCGCCTTGGTCACTGCCGTAGGTGCGTGGATGCCACCCGGTACCTCGTTAATACCGTTCTGCTGTCTGCCAAAGTCGTCAACTTGCACGGCGTTGTTTTGGTTGTTCGCTCTTGCTTTACCACGCACAACGACACGGTTTGGTGTATTCTCACTTATCTCTGTTATAGAACCACCAAGAACTCTGTTCTCACCTACGAAGTGTTCACGCTCAATGTGATTCTGAGGGAAATAGCACACATTTCCAAAGCGGTCGGATTTGGGACTGTAGCCGTCATGCTTGGACAGATAA